TACTAACTGGTACTACTCTGCAACTGATCAATTAGATATGATGATCAATTACAACGGTAACTGGAAAGGTTATAAGTCACAAGGTTATGATTCAAACGGACTACCTAGCCCATCAGTCTCAAACGCAACTGATCCTAAAGGACCTCTCGTATCTGCTAGTGAGCCGACTACACAGTCTGACTTAACAGCATTAGTATACGGTGATCTTTGGTTAGATACTTCAGATTTAGAAACTTACCCTAATATATATAGATGGCAGTCAGTTACAGCAGTAGGTGGCGGTAGTGCTACTGATAAGTGGGTCTTAATTGACAACTCTGATCAGACTACACCAGCTGGTATCTTATTTAAAGACACACGTTGGGCAACTAACGGAACAACTAGCCCGGCAAATGACCCGGTACCTAGTATCGTATCATTATTATCAAGTGATTACTTAGATATTGATGCTCCTTTATCAGCAAATTACCCACAAGGTATGCTATGTTGGAACACAAGACGTTCTTCATACAACGTTAAACAATATCGTGTAAACTACTTCAACGGAGATAGATTCCCGACTGCTTCTTTACCAACACAGAAAGATGCATGGGTATCGGCTTCAGGTGATCAAGCAGACGGAGCAATGTTCGCAGGTCGTAAGGCACAGAGAGCAATGGTAACCAAAGCATTACGTTCAGCAGTTGACAGTAACGTTGCAATTAGAGACGAAGACAACTTCTTTAACTTACAAGCAACACCAGGTTATCCTGAACTACAGCCTAATATGGTAGCATTGAACTCTGATAGAGGTGAGACTTCTTACATCGTCGGTGATACACCAATGAGACTAAAAGATGATGCAACTGAAATTCAGGCTTGGGCAACTAACGCCGCGAAAGCAGTGACAACAGGTGAAGATGGACTAGTAACTAGAAATACTTACATGGGTCTATTCTATCCATCAGGTATCACTAGTGATCTATCTGGTAACTTAGTTGCTGTACCATCATCACACATGATGACAAGAACTATGTTGCGTAATGACAATATTGCTTATCCTTGGTTAGCTCCAGCAGGAACTAGACGTGGTATAATCGATAATGCTACAAGCATTGGTTACATTGATGCAGAAGGTGAATTTAACTCAATCAGAACACGTATTGGTATTAGAGATGTGTTATACACTAACTTTATTAACCCAATGGTATTCTTTACAGGTAACGGATTATTGAACTATGGTAACAAAACTTCATTCAATTCTTCATCTGCATTGGATAGAGTTAACGTAGCAAGATTAGTTGCTTACATACGTAGACAATTGATTCTAGCATCTAGACCATTCGTATTTGAACCTAATGATCCACAAACAAGAAAGTCTATTAAAGCAGTAGTAGAAACATTGTTCCAAGACTTAGTTTCAAAAAGAGGATTATACGACTACTCAGTAGTTTGTGATGATTCAAATAACACTCCAGCAAGAATAGATCGAAATGAACTTTGGATTGACATAGCAGTAGAGCCCGTGAAAGCCGCTGAGTTTATCTATGTTCCGGTCAGAATATTCAACACTGGTGAGTTATCAGGAGCGTAAAACAAATATACAAAGAGGCTTCGGCCTCTTTGAATTAAAAAGATAAATATATACAAGATATATTAAAACAGGAGATTAACAATGGCAACAGCCTCAGATACATTAGCAAAACTTTCGGTACAACCTGAAGGCGGAGCAAACCAAAACTTGTTGATGCCAAAACTTCAATATAGATTCCGAGTGAATTTCATTGATTTTGGTTTTGACGATGATTCTTCACTTATACTTACTAGACAAGTAATAGACTGTGCTAGACCACAAGTTCAATTTGATGAAATCACTATGAACGTATACAACTCACGTGTCTATCTTGCAGGTAAACACACATGGCAAACACTTGCTATCAATGTCAGAGATGATGCTTCTGGTAATGTATCAAAAGCAGTCGGTGCTCAGTTACAAAGACAATTAGATTTCTACGAGCAGTCCTCAGCGGCAGCCGGCGGAGACTACAAGTTCAGTACTGAAATTCAAATCTTAGACGGTGGTAACGGTATCAACACACCAACAGTATTAGAAAACTGGTCATTAGCAGGTTGTTTCTTACAACAAGCAAACTATCAGACTCTAAACTATGGTACATCTGATGCAGTGACTATTGCTATGACTTTACGTTATGATAACGCAATTCAAACAAATGCTGGTGGCGACATCAACGGCGTTCCGGGAGCAGGCGTAGGACAATCAGGTCTACAAACATTCCCAAGTGCAATTTCTACTGCTACGTAAGTTACAGAATTAATTTAAATAAAGAAACTGGTTTCGACCAGTTTTTTTATGGGTTTTATAAAGTGATAAATAATACTATAGGAGAAAAATAGTATGGCTTCAGGCTCAGTCGATAGACTAATAGATGGTATTAAAACAGGCATTGTTGATTCCCTGACTGGTCGAGTGTATTTGCGTGATTATACTCATGCGGCCCAAACATTTTTACCTAATGCACAAGGTAACGCCGGCAAAGTTAAATTTACTTTCCATACTGTATTTGACATTAATGAATCGGCCGTCGTAGGAAATCCAATTGATGCAGGAAATAACTTAGGTCTATTAGTTAAGTCAGTTAAGCTACCTACGTTTAATATAGAAGTACAAGAAATGAATCAATACAATAGAAAACGTTTGATTCAATCAAAAATTAAATATCAACCAATTGATATTACATTCCATGATGATAATTCATCACAAGTTACTGCAATATGGGACGCATACTATAGATATAACTATGCAGATGCTTGGAATCCAGTTGTTAATCCTTGGCAGGGTGCTAGTAAAGGCAGTCCAGGAGCATTTAACAGACGTAATATTTATGATCCATCTATCTCAGGTGATACTGAATATGGTTACAGGGGTGATGCACGTGGAGACGGTGGAGCCATACAGTCGGGCGGAGAGAAAGTACCTTTCTTTAATAACATTACAATATATGGCATGTGGGCTGGAACATATATTGCATATACCTTAATCAATCCAATCATCACTACATTTGACCATGACACATATGACTATGCAGACGGTGCAGGCACGATGCAAAATAGAATGACTATCGATTATGAGACTGTAATATACAATACGGGAAAACAAACAGATGAGTTGCCCCCAGCATTCAATTCTTCTTCTGCTAACTACGACAAAACACCAAGTCCTTTAGAACAAGGCGGTAGCAATCCAGCAGATTTAGCCAAACTATGGGCTAATAGAGATAATAATACTGAAAATATACAAGTATTAGGAAGACTATATGACGGTGGAGTAGATACTTTAATAGATAGTGCAAAGAAACAAGTTAGAGAAGGTCTTAAAGAGGCCGCATTAGGAGCATTAGGTTTAGGAGGAGACACAAATGTTCCGACTAATGCTTCAACACCCGCAGTAGTAAACATTGCTAACCAAGGTGTAGTGACTGGTGCAACAACTAATACAGCGGCGGCACCGGCAGGTCAACAAAAAGCAGGTGAACAAGTTAAAGGATTTATAGCAGGGGTATTAGGACTAGGCTAATGGCATTACAAATAACAGAAAGAGAAAACACACTTGAAATTTTTGATAATTTCTATGCTCAGACACTAAGAGTAAATTCAGGGGACTGGGACTCAGTGTATTCTTATTTTTTAGGTGTGCTTAAAGGCAATTCAGAAAATGAAAAAACTAAACAAACTGCATCTCAGTTTGCAACAGTATTGTTTAGAATTGCACAAGAAACTGAAACAGACATTCAAATCTTTATGGATTACTTTAGAACAAATGTACAGACAACATTACAAGTAAACTCTGAAATGGCATTTTATCTTAACTTATTAAAGTCTAAAACAGCATTGTATGGGGTATCAAATGTTCCTACTCCTAATCAAGCAGTACAACGCAACGTAATACCTTAAGGTTAGTCAATGCCTCGTAAACAAAAATACGCACAAGGTATCTATACTATAAAAAATCCTCATAAGTATGTGGGCAAAGGTAAGCCTATGTATCGTTCAGGCTGGGAACTCACATTTATGATCTTCTGTGATACTAACGATAAGATACTCAAGTGGGCGAGTGAATCAATAGTAATTCCTTACTTACATCCTTTTAAAGGGAAACGCACTAATTATATTCCAGACTTCTTTATAGTATACCAAGATAAGTTTGGAAAAACAAATGCTGAGTTGATTGAGATCAAACCAAAAGCACAGAGCATTATAACAGAAAAAGTACAAAATGCAAGACAACAAGCAGTTGTTGCGATCAATCATGCCAAATGGTATTCTGCAAAAGCATATTGTAAAGCACAAGGTATGAAATTTAGAGTAGTGACAGAAGATGATCTTTTCTACAATGGCAGATCAAAGTAACTAAATAGATGCATGACAAAGAAACTTGAAGAATTATTTGATATAGCATCTAGTGATGAAAACGAACTGAATGAACCTATTCCGGGCGTAGCAAAAGAAGTTACTAAAGAAGCATTAAATAACTTAGAGAAGATTGAAACTGCATTACCTACAGTTAGAGGACTAGAAGCATCTGACAGAGAGTTAGATGATTTAGCCGATAAAGCATCAACAAGTTTCCAAGATTTAATGGACTTAGGTATGCAAGTAGATTCACGTTTCAGTGGAGATATATTTAGTGTTGCGAGTAACATGTTAAACCATGCTATTACTGCTAAGACTGCTAAACTAAACAAGAAATTAAAGATGATTGACTTACAATTAAAGAAAGCAACACTAGATCAACGTCAAGCAAAGGCTGACGAAAAAATTGACAATATTCCTTTAGGCGAGGGCTCAGGCCAAAACTTAGATCGCAACGAATTACTGCGAGTTTTAAGTGGGAAAAACTCAGAGGAATGATAAATATATTATACGGGAACTATACAATATGAAAAGTTTAAAACATTACATTGCAGAATCCATTCACACTTATGATTGTACGATCAAAGTTGCTGGAGACTGTAGCAAAAATTTCTTAGAGTTATTTAAACATAACTTACAAAAGTTTGAGCCTCAAGAAATCAAGGGCCCAACTACTACACCGATTATGAAATCACCGTATGGATTTCCCAATCTTTCAAATGAACAAGTTCACATCTTTAAATGTAAATTCGCATATCCAGTAACTGAACCAATGATTCAACAACTAGCACAATTGCTAGGGCACAACATTAACTATGTAAGAATGGTTAATACTGCATTTGACGATAGCATTGACAACGAGATGGTTGGCTATGAAAATGAAATGAAAGATACTCCTTTGTTACAGCATGACGAAATGAATGACAATGGAAAAGAAGCCAGCAAAGAATATGGTGATAAGTATTTAGATAGTATTCATAAACATGCTGAACATAAGAATGTAGGCAAAGTAGGTTTACCTGCTGATCAAAAGAATACTAAAGATTCATTTGATCCTTGGAAGCCTTGGACAGATGATTCAGTTAAAGGTGATAAGAGTCCGTTCACTGATATAAAAAGGGCTCCAAAGCCTGAGACATCAGCGGGACTATAAGGATAATATTATGGATTTTAAAGACATATTAACTAAATTTGACAAAGTGACAGAGAAAGAGTCATTAGTTAAAAAAGAACCTAAAAAGGAATCTAAAAAACCTAGACCAAGCAATATGCTTACTGAATCTGATTCAGTAACTAAAGAATTTAAACTACCTTCATTAAAAAAGGTCTTTGAAGAATTATCAATCGCCCCGGCATCAGGTCAACCTGCACAAGAAATTCAAAAAGATGGACAGACAATCGGAACAGTCACTAATCCAACAGTTGCTAATCAATTAAAAACAGCAATGGATGCAGGCGAACTAACTATCGGTGAACAAGAAATACAAGAAGCCGAAGATTGGATTGATGGCGCAGTTAAGAAGCCAGGTGCTTTCAAAGCACAAGCAGAAAGAGCAGGAATGTCTACATCAGCATTCGCAAAACATGTACTAGCAAACAAAGACAAGTTTAATGCTAAAACAGAAAAAAGAGCAAACCTTGCTAAAACATTTAGTAAGATGAAAGAAACAGATACTCCGCCTGAATCATCAATGGATCTTACATCTCCAATTAGTGGCGGTGGCATGAGAGAAAGTGACGGATCAGGTTCATATGGTGGACAATCTCCACTTTCATATGATACACAACGTTCATCAAAAATGAAAGTAAAAGAAGCAATCAAACTTCCAGAAATTACACCGCAAATGGGCGACAATGGATCTAATACTCAAAGTGTAATCTCAGGTAAAAAAGTAAAAGAAGGCGCTAATATGGCCGCTCAATACGGGCCAGATGACGGATCACACAATTCATCTAATGATGAAAAAGGTAATGCCGCGGCAAACGCCGCATTGGCAGCCAACGATGCTGACACACCTCAGCTAGTAAAAGAAAAAACTAAGGACTATGATGTGAAACCTACTAATAACCCTAAAGCGGCGAAAGGCAAAGTCTTAAATCCTAAAGGAAAGACAGACGGAAAAGCATCACCAGAAACTTATGTAGAGAGTAAATCTCGTAACTTACCAAGTATTTCACGTTTGAAATCTATGTGTAACGAAGGTTTATCAACATCTGCTATACAACAACTGCACCCTAAGTGCAATAAAAAAGAACTTAATATTATGATTAAAAATACAAAAACAAACTTAAAAGAAGGCGCACATCACATTCTTAAAGCGGCAAAGCACATGGGTCATGCTCATGGTTTATGTAAAGGTGGATATTCATGTCCTCATGACGAAGGTTCTGAAGGTGCAAGAGCATACCACGAAGGCTATAAAGAAGGCTTAGACGAAGCATGTGGAATGAAAAACACTTATGAAGATTCTGAAAAAGAAATGGGAATTCGTAACGAGCCAATCGTAGGAATCGTGCATGAAGAACCTGAATCAGAAGTTGTAGATACTATGGCATCTTATGGTGCAATGGGCGAAGCAGAATCTTCTCCAGACGGAAACGTTGGTGCAGATGATGCCGGCGCATATGACAAGTATGATTGGGACGCACAAACAGTCGAAAGAGAAGTTTCTGAAGACGAATTTGAAGAAGGTAATGCATTCTCAGGAGCACTTGCAAAAGCACATACAGGTGATAAGTTTGAAGTAGGTGGAAAAGAATTCACAAAAACTACAGAATCTGATGCATACTTAGAAGAAGATGAGTGGACATTTGAATCATTAGAACAAGAATTAAACTCTCATTTAGTAGAAGGTAAAGTATCAACTAAAAGAAAACTTGATGAAGGCTATACAATGTCTATCACTCAAGGTGAAGAAAATACACCAGATAGAGTTAGTGTTAATGCAACAGATGCAGAAGCAGACAAGTTAATCAAGTTTGTTAAAGATGTTGGCTTAGGTCAATATGGAGATGCAGAAGTTGCTGATGTTGATGCTGAAGTAGTAGACACTGGATCATTTTATGGTAGTCCTGAAGTAGAAGTAGAACCTCAAGGTTCACATGATGACATGCTCAAGTTAATGGGTATAGTAGATATGCCTAACGGCGACTTTGAAGATGAAGTAGAAGCACCAGGTACTGACATTGATGTACAAGTAGATGACGCGGCATGTGAATCATGCGGTGATCAACATGCTATGGAAGAAGGATGTGGCGATAAGTCTATGGAAGAAACTCAAGGCTATGATGACAAAGAAGATGAGTCATTAGGCATGAGAACAGGCAAAGAGTCAGACAAACATCAATCAATGAAAGATCGCAGAGATGACTCTTACGGTAAATTCGGTAAGAGAGATGAAGAACACAGAGACATCAAAGAGTATGAAGACGACCATGATGTCAAACCTCAAGCAGACGATATGCATGAAGAACAAGGCTATGATGACAAAGAAGATGAGTCATTGGGCATGAGAACAGGCAAAGAATCAGATCACAAACAATCAGACAAAGCACGTAGAGATGACTCTTACGGTAAGTTTGGAAAAAGAGATTCAGAGCATAGAGAAAAATCATTAGAAGAAATGATGGGCATGATTGATGAAATGAGTCAGGGCTATGATGACAAAGAAGACGAGTCATTAGGAATGCGTACTGGCAAAGAATCAAGTAAAAAACAATCTATGAAAGACCGTAGAGATGATTCATATGGAAAGTTCGGCAAACGTGACGAAGAACATAGAGACATCAAAGAACAAGAAAAAGATGCAGGATTATATGACAAGTATGATTGGAATGCATCTACTGAAGGTGACAAAAAAGTCGATGAAGAATCAGATGTAGAAAGAGATGATCATGCTGAAAAAGCAGGTAGAGAAGTTGCACATGATGCAGACTACGATGATCGCAGACATCCAGGCAAAGACGGCAAAGATGTTACTAAAGATATTGAATATGATGAAATGCATGAAGATCAAGGTTATGATGACAAAGAAGATGAGTCATTAGGCATGCGTACTGGTAAAGAATCTGATAAGAAACAGTCTATGAAAGATCGTAGAGACGATTCATATGGCAAGTTCGGTAGCAGAGACGAAGAACATGATCATTTAAAAGAAATGATGGCTATGCTTTCAGAAGTAGGAGCAGAAGCATCAGAAGAACCTACTCAGCCATTATCACAACACGATGATGAAAGACTATTAACTAAAGAAGGCGCAGAGGATGCACCTAAGGACGATGTAAACGACACTGAGAACGAAGAAATCACTGAGACACAAACTGAAGATCAAAGAGAGTTTGCAGTAGCAGAAGACGATGACTTAGAAGAAGGTAAGATACCCGCAGGTCTAAAAGCATACCAAGATAAAAAGAAAGGTAAGAAAGGCGATTCTGAGAAAGAGGTTGATGAAGCATGTGGAGACACGAAAGAAGAAGAAGAACTTACTGAATGGGCTAACGATGCTGGTAAAAACGGCACAGAAACTTCATTTGAACAAGATATCGACTTTATGACTAAAGTAATCTCAGGTGGACTTAACAAGCAGAAATCAACAGGTCAAACAACTATTCCAGTTATTGCAGGTCAAAATGATCGCACTGGCTACAATGGTGCTGACTTAGTTAAAGAAGGCTCTGTAATGTCACATGATGGCCTAGCAGGTCTAATGCTTAAGATGGATGAGTTAAGCAAATAAAAATAATATAACGTTGAACCCGTTTAAATACCCGGCTAAGTCGGGTATTTTTTTGGCTATTGCCTATATAGCGGCATCTGTTTAACAAAGATAAATACTACTATTAGGAAAGAATTGCTATGGCACAAAGAAATATTGACTTCGGAGCATTCCCTGACGATCCAGATGCAGATGCTATACGATCGGCATTTGAGAAAGTTCAGTTAAATTTTACAGAAGTATTCGCTGGATTAGGCGATCAAGCAGTAGTATCAGTTAACAAGACAGCAGGGCCGGGAGTATACTTAGTGAACGGTTCCCCAGTAGGAAACGTTGTCTTAGGTGCTAACATATCTTGCGTACAGTTTACTTCAACAACGTTATCATTAACTAGAGATGCACCCGGAAACGGCTCCCCAGGTGGTAGTGCAACTATCACAGACTCGACTCAAACATTATATATTGATATACCTAACACTGTAGCAAATATCAGTGACGTAATAGTATCAAACTCAATACAAGGTAATGCAATTATAGGTAATGTGTCCGGAGACTTCGGATACATATTAGCAAATGCAACATCTGGTAATGGAAACATTAATGCCAACAACATAACATTGTCTGCCGCTCTTATAGCCGCAAATGTCAGTGGTAATGGAGCTGGACTATCAGCAATCGCTGGTGCTAATGTAACTGGAACTGTACCATTAGCAACAACTGCAGGTACAGTATCAACTATAGCACAACCAAACATAACATCATTAGGTACGTTGACAACACTAGATGTTCAGTCAACCGTTACTGCGGTAGCATTCACTGCTAACACAGGTTTATTCACTGGAGATGGCGGAGGCTTATCAAACATCACAGGAGCAAACGTTACTGGACAAGTAACGAATGCCGCAACTGCAAATATTGTTGCAGGTGCTAATGTAACCGGAGAAGTTTCACATGCCGCAGTATCAAACTCTGTAGCTGGTGCAAATGTTTCAGGTGCAGTAACATTCGCATCGACCGCTAACGCAGTAGCCGGAGCAAATGTCTCAGGTGAAGTAACTAATGCCGCAATCGCAAACTCAGTTGCAGGTGCTAACGTAAGTGGTGCAGTAACATT